GTGCGTGCCATTGTGTTGCAGCTGTTCATTGTAAAACCGTTCTTCTGCCCGCAGGGGCTTGATGGATGCACTCACTGTTGCCCTGGTTGCCCAGGTACGTGTTGAACCACCCTGCCCATCACTGGCCAGGCTTTCATTCTGGAATTCCACCCGGTGACGCAAACGCCCTGCCAGCAATTTACACCTCCGGCATCTTGTATGGGTAAAGCAGTCTTTCCAGGCCATACTGCAAGGATCTGGACAAGTGGCCCAGGGTCACAGCTTCCCGGTGTTCATACAGGTGGCCCACCAGCAGCTTCATGGCTGCCTTGATGGTTTCAGGCACAGCGCTGGCCCCGCCATAGCCTGCATCAAACCTGATTGTCACGCAGTTGGGGGTGGCTCTACGGTCATCCGGCCAGCTCTTGCCATAGGCCAAGCGCACCCGGCCTGGCTGCTGGTCAATATCTACATCATAGGTGGCGGCTGCCACTGTCTGGGTGGCACCATCTGAATCAATGTATTTAATTGAGCCCACTGATTCCAGCTCTGGCTTTGGCAATAGCAGCTCATTCTGAAACCGATCTATAGACCAGTCCCAGGTTGCTGTTACAAACTGCCGATTGCAGAACCCTTCGCACCATTCCCGGGCACTCTGCCCCAGGCCAGTGATATAGGTGTCATCATCGGTGGTATCCACCCGCAGATGCGTTTTCAGCTCTGCCAGCGTTAAGGGTTCTTCTGTGGGTGCTGTTACCAGTGCCAGGCCCATGAACTACCTCTTTTCTGGTCCAGGTTCTGCTGCGTTTTCGGTGTCGGGTTTCACGGCTGCCGCTTCCTTTTTGCCGGAAGCTGGCAGCGCCTGGCCTATCTCCACCAAGCGCTGCCCTACTGCCTTTGAAACTTCGATGATATCCCCGACACAATGGGTACCTTCTTCCCTGCGCCAGTTAACCAGAAGTTTTATTTTCATTACTCGGCCTTCTTCTTGGGTTTAGAAGTAGGGGCAGCGCCCTTAGCGCTGCCCCCCTTAACTGCTACACCAGCACCAGATGCGATGAGTCTTTTACCCTCATCGCCGGAAACGTCGATAATATCTCCGGCTTTTTGGCACAGTGTTGGCCCTGCTCTTCCACAGAGTAATTTAATCTTCATGGATTAGGCCATAGTGATGAATTTGATGGGGTTAGTACCTGCATTCAGCAAATCACCATCATGGCGGCTGAACGCAACAAAGCCCTGCTGATCATAATCAGCATACCTTTCAACCAGCCTGCGCAGCCTGAGAGATGCCACGTCCCTGATCTTGTACAGGTTGAACTGCCCAAAGAGAATTGGCTTAGTTCCGGTGGCAATGTCAGCGCAGTCCTGGTTGATAACCACAGCCCGGCCATAGAGCCGATCTGGGATGCCAGCCTGCATTCCTGATTGCCACAGGAACTGTCCATCTGAATCAACGAGCTTGCGCACAGCTGCAACACTCGAATCATTCATCATAAACACCGATGAATCAGAGTCCCTATAGGCCGGATCAACACCATGGAAAAGGTCAATGATTTCAGCTGCTGTGATAGCTGTGGCACTGGCTGCCGTAAAAGCAGAAGTGGCAGCCGTAACAACACCATTGGGCTGGCTAGAGCCTGTTCCGGTTGTAAAGTGCGTATTCAGGATACGTGCAACACGCTCACCCAGGAGAGAACCCAGAACCTGTGCCAGATTGAAAGCACTGTCCTGCATCAACTCTTCCGAAACCCTAACCAGCTTGCTGGTGTACTTGTAAGCATTCAGGGTGACAGATCCAAAGACCACATCCTGTTCAGTCACCTCGGTGTTTTCGGCAAGAATGGCACCTGCATTGGTGGTGTCATTTACCGTTGGCCAGGGCAAATCATTACCGGAATCCGTCCTGATAACAGAACTGACCTGGCGCATACCGCCAAACGCCAGCAGCGCCCGTTCCAGCTCGAATACAAAGCCCTCGGGAATCGTGTAACCGCCTGCACTGTCGGTGGTGCTTTGCGCTCTTAATTCCCGCCTGATGGTGTCATAGTTGGCCCGGCTTAACTTGGCTTCATAGTATTCCTTTGCCGGGTTAACATTACATTTCCGACAGGCTACCTGGTGGCGCTCTTCCAGATCCATGCCAAGCTGCTGCCTGGCCCATCCTTGAAGCGCATCATTTCTGTCCTCTTCACTGGGCAGAATTTCCCTCACCTTTTCCGGGGCATTTTCCCTGAACAGCTGCCGGGTTTCGGCTTTCTCTTCCAGCTGCTTTTCAAGTTCCTCTGTTCGTTCGGTTAAGTCAATGCTTCTGCTTACTCGGTCATAATCGCCATTACAGGCATTCCAGTTGCTTTCATCTTCTGAACTCCAATTGTGTTCAGAATCATTTGCCAGGTTGCGCAGATCTTCAAGCTTCTTGAAAATCTCAAAGCGCTGCTCTTTCAGTGCTTTAATACTCATATTTTTTGTTCCTCCAGGCTGCCCATAAAAACAGGCCGCCTACTAGTGATTAGTCTGCGGCCTTTTTCCAGTATTGGAACTGGCAAGGATTCGCACCCGGGGCTTTTGAGCCTGGGCTTGGGTTCTTGATTAACTACCGAATTATAGCTTTGGGGTTTTTTCTGTCAAGTGCCGCCCCTGGTTGCCCTGTGTGCGCCTGCCTTTTGGCAGGTGTATTCACTCAGGGTGCCCTGCTTGCGGCTCTTCAGCGCCCTCTGTGGGCTTCTCATCGGGGTTTTCTTGCAACATTTCAGCTGTAATTGCGTCGAAACGGTCATTTACCAGCTTTTTATGCTTTTCGGCTTCATGGTCTGAAAGGCTTTCCTTTGCCCCGGCCAGATCCCGGCTTTTCACAGTGCTGGCATCATAGGCTGGGAACGTAACAGGCCCAACATCAAAGAGCTGCACCCCTGAAATGGTGCGCACCTGGGTGCCTTCCTCATCTGTCCATTCTTCCTCTGTCACTTTGAATGAAAAGCTGCTGCCTGTGAGATCCCCCCGGCTGATCATCTCTTTTACATCCCGGGCAATGCTGGTATTCCCCAGGTTGATCCTGTAATGCAGCCCCTTGCCATCTTCACGCAATTGCAGGGTGCCAGCTGAAACACGGCCCAGCAGCTTATCAGGTTCATGGTTGAACAGCGCCCGGGCATCATCCCGTTCTGCTATGGCCCTGGCAAACGCTCCAGGGGCTATACGTTCTCGGGCACCTTCCCACAGGCCGAATTCTGTACCGCCTCCAGGCTGCCCATCATAGAACACCGCTGCATAACCTGAAATGTCACCGTTGGCATCCTGCCTGATTTCACAATCTGCTGCTGCTGGTTGGTATCTTCTTTCAGCTTCCATTTTTTATCCCTTCTATCCACCGCCTGGCAAGCTCTTCACTTACTCCGGCTGTGATGGTTTCTATGTTTTCTGCCATAATCCCGGGCAGCTGCTCTGCTGTGCCCCCCTGCCGGATCAATCCTATATATTTATCTTTCAGGGTGTAAAAGAATTCCAGCATCTGGCTGCTTCTATCACCCTTGATTTCTAACAGATCAAGCACAGGTGTTAAGGCATCAAGTACAACCGCCCTTGATTCATCAACCATCCCCTGGTTTAGCCAATTATTAAAGCGCCCCTTCTTGGCTGCTCGATGGGCACCTGTGCAAACCCGTTTAGCCATGCGCTGCAAAGTATCATGCAGCAGCACTTCCCCTGATTCCCGGGCTGCCAGCTCTTCGCCGCCCTGGTCATCTTCCGCTGCCGCAGCTGCTGGGCCCATGTTCAGGGGCACCATGAACGTGCTGCCGCCCTCGCCTGGTATCGGGTTAAGGTTTTCCCTGCCCCGTATTTCATCCCGGGACATCCAACCGCCCTGAATAGCCAAATTGTAATAGCTGCCCCGGGCTTCCATGTTGGCCCTCACCAGGGCATTCCTGTTGAACTCTACAAAGTGAGTATCACGCTGCTGCTGGCTCTGGGTTAGCAGTTTGGCCCGGCACTCTGTTTCCCAGGTGCATAACCAGGGATCTAATGAACTGTCTAAATAGGCTTGGTTTTCACTTTCCAGGCTGTTGTAGCTGGTCCTGGTGTTGTCGGCCAGCATGTGGGGTGGAATGCCAAACCAGGATGCAATGTTGCGCACCTCCAGCTGCCGGGTTTCGTTGAACTCAGCATCCTTGTTGCTGCTGGCAAATGGTTTGAGCTGCATCCCTTCTTCAAGAATTGCCACTTTGTGGCTGTTGGAAACATTCCCATGCATTGCCTGCCATGATCTGCGCAAGTTATCCCGGGCATCATTATCTAAATGCCCTGGGTGTTCAAGCACAGCAGATGGCCTGGCATTGTTTTTGAAAAAGACGCTGCCATATAATTCAGCGGCCATGCCCAGGCCAATGCTTTCCCTGGCCAGCTCCACCACCCCCAGGCCATACAGTGCCCGAATATGCAGCACATCTTCTGCCCGCAGGGTTTCTTCTACATTGTTGATGGTGGTTAGATACGATCTAACGTCACCATTCCAATTTTCCTTGGTGGCTCCAGGGCTTAGGGGAATCAGCTCCTGCGCTGTGCCTGCCTGGTTGCGCATGATTGCTGCATAGCCGCTGCCATATAGCAGGGCATCCGCTGTCAGGGTGGCTTTGAATTCAAAAGCACTCATGGTGCTGCTGGTCTGGTATCTAAGCACCCTGTATGCCGGGTGCTGGGTTGCCTTGTCCTTGCCTTCACCATTGCGCCTGTAAACAACCAGGGGCAGCTTGGCCACGTCCTGGCTGATTAGGTTAACCGCCCTGTATACAGGGGCATAGGTCATTGCAGACTGTGGGTTAACGTTCACTCCGGAGCTGGTAGATCCCCCGGCCAGATCCAACAACCAATCATCTGGAGCGCTCAGGGGTGTTGAAGGGTTTTCGATGCTGCGCTTTTTAAAAAAGCCTGAAAGGGTTTCAAGGAATCCCATATTTTCACCTTATACAAAGGAAAGCCCACCAGCGCTGTATACGCTCTTGGTGGGTTCTGTTCTAACATTGGCCCGGCCCAGTGCCATAACAAGCGCCACCAGGCCATCGATTTTTTCCTGTGATTTCTTTTTAGACAATTTCAGGTTGCCAGCTGCATCCTGTTCAACCGTCACGTGCCCTGCCATCCACCGCAAAACAGGGCAGCCCCCATGGTTCAGCTCTTTTGCATAGACTATTCTTTCAAGCTCTTTGGTGGGTGCGCTCATAGATGCAAAGCCCTGGCCGAACATAATTACTTCAAACCCATCGCCTTGCAGCTGGGTGGTGATCTGGGCTGCATTCCATCTATCGATAGCCAGCTCCTGAATATTGTATGTTTCATTTAGCTCGTTGATGGTCGTTCTGATTACATCATAATCAATTGTGTCGCCTTCTGTAAGGGTCACAATTCCATCTTTGGCCCAGGTTAAGTATGGCACCCTGTCACGCCGTTCCCTTTCCAGGGCGTTTTCCTTGGGTATCCAGAAACGTGATAAAACGC